CTACAACGTCAAATTCCCGCCCCGGCCATTTGCGGTTATCCAGGATGAGGACGTGGCAAACATCCACGTTATTTTCGATATGTGGACGCGCGGCCTGGTTGTGAGCAATTGGGGCCGGAGGATCCGCAACCTATGACGACGCTGACGCAGAGCGCGTACCTGGTTGGGCAAACGCTCAAAGAGATGTTGCTGGCAGACGTTTCCCTTGGCCTTCATCGCGTATTCTATGGCGACATATCTAAAGTTGGCGCAACGCCATGTGCGACGGTTGAGCCCGGCACGAAAGAGAGGACCCACAGGGGGACGGGCTTGTGGATGGAGATTATTATTCCAGTCTCCATCATGGTGTACTACGCAAGGATTGAGGGCGAGGAACAGCTTATTTCTGAATCCGACGCCTTCGTTGAAAGGATTGAATCCACGATCCACACTGAGCCCATGAAAACACTTGGTGGGCTCATTGTGCATGGATGGATTCATCGTGTTGAACCTGGTACCGCAATTCGTGCAGGAGCACGTCTTCGGGCTCACCGTATTAGTTGGCGCGGAATCTCCCGAGCCCACATTTAAGGAGGGCAGGTGACCGATTACAACTTGAAGCTTCAGATTGGCGGAATGCCCAAGGGCGAGGAGGTGGAGATCCCGGGCTTGGGAGTGTTTAAAAACGGCGAGGAGCGGCTTGTCACTGAGGAGCAGGTCGCGTTTTGGCGCCAGGTTCGCGGGCGGCAGGTGGATATTGCATCCACCCAGGAGCGGGCGCAGGGGTTGAGCCGGCTGGAATACCAGCTCGGTCCTGACCTGAAAGAGGTCTACCCCGACGCGAAGGCTGCGAAGACAAGCAAAGAGGACGCAGCCAAGCGCGCGGAAGATACCAGCGCCACCGCCGTGCCCCCTGTGGGGGTTGTGCTGAACCCACCCCAGCAAAAAGCCCAGCCCGACGTGAAGGAAGGGGGCGAATAAATGCCCACATACGGCATTGGTGGCGGCGGTTCAATTGGCATCGCCAAGGAAACAACGTCGGGCACCTATGTCCCCCCGACGAAATTCTTCCCGGTTAACTCCACGAATATCCGCCAGAACCAGGCGACGATTTGGCGGCGTGGTATTCGCCAGACCGTTGACACGTTTGGTGCGGTGGCTGGTAACGAGTGGACATCCGGCGACATCGAGATGGAATTCCTTCACGATGTCATACCGTATTTCCTTATGGCCTCGCGCCTCACGGTCGTGAAATCAGGCACGACGCCAAACTTCATTTACACCGCCACGCCCGCTGACAATGCCAACACTGGCACAACGCTGAGCGTCACTGAGGTCAAAAACTCTGCCGTATTCTCCTATGTTGGCGTGGCGGTTTCGAGCTACACCATCACGGTGAATGATGGCATCGCCATTTACCGCTGCTCGGTGCTTGGTGGCACAGAGTCCACGCAGGTTGACCCGACAGAGCTGTATTCGGCGACCTCGGTGCCGATTGGCGCCGGCCAGTGGAAGTTCAATATCCCCGACACGACGCAGATTTTCGACGTTGACACGTTCGAATTCCAGGTTGAGGACAACGGCGAGCCGCAATTCCGCCTCAAGGATACCAACCGCGGTGCGCAGTGGGTGAAGTATGGCGCCCGTACCGCCCAGCTCAACTATGACCGTGACTTCCCCGACCGCACGGAATTTGACCTCTACAAGGCACTGACGCCGACAACTGTGAAGGTTTCCGGTGTGCTTACTGCCAGCCGTGGATTTGACGTGACAATGCCGATTGGTGTTCGGAACACGTACGAGATCCCGCTTGGTGGCCAGGGTGACGTGATCCGCGCTCGTCAGGAAATGATGGCCGTGTATGACACGGCGACCTCACGTGCGTTCCAGATTATCGTGCGGTCAAGCGAAGATATCTCTTAGAGGTGGCTAATGGCAAATCTGCACCCGGTTGACGACGAGCTTGTCGATGCTGGAATTGATGACCAGCCGCAGCGTTTCCCTCTGGAGTCCAAGCTCGGCGGTTGGGTTGAGATCCGTCCAATGTCCTACGGAGATCAACTCACCCGCCGAGACTTGGCAATGAAGGTAAGCGCGGAGATGGCAGGGCGCAATCAATCCCAGCGCATGGATTTGCAAATGGTGAACGTGGAAACAACGGCGTTCGACTACGCCAAGTGCATCGTCCACCACAACCTGCGCAACCCACGCACCGGGCGTGCATTCCAATTCGGGAATAAGACGGACTGGTTTGGCTCGCTCGATCCGATTGTGGGCCAGGAGATCGATAAGTATATTGCACAAAAGAATGGCTTTCCAGAGGTGGATTTTACGCCGAGGCCGAGCGATGGGTCTTCGCTCGCGATGGCGCCAAGCCCGCCGCGTCAAAACTCCTCGAACAGGCAATAGAGGTCTGGACAGCCTGCAAGTATTACCAATCGCTCCCGCGGTCGGGGGGTGTGCTTGACCAACCGCACACCATTATGCGACCGCTGTTAATTCTGGATCGGCTCCAGGCAAGCAAAGAGCAATTCGAGGCTGACCAGGAGGCGAGGGAAGCAAAGCGTGGCCATTTCAACGGGTGAGATATGGATGCTGATCTACGCTCGCGACCACGCGAGCGCAGTTTTGCGTCGCCTCAACCGGGAATTAGTGGCCGCTGACGCAGCCAACCGCCGTGTCGCTGCCGGCGCCGCCGTCGTGGGTCAAACGCTGACCTATATTGGTGGCGCCGGCGTGCTTGCAATGATTAAAGCCGCAAACTCCGCGGGCAAATTCCAGTCGCAAATGGGCCTGCTGCGCATTGCCAGCCACGCGAACGCGCAGGAGATGGCCCGAATGCAGCGCCTTGCCATTGATCTAGGTAATGACCTGCGCTTGCCTGGTGTGACTGCCCAGGATGTGGCCTTGACAATGATGGAGATGGCGCGAGCTGGCATATCCGTCAAGGACATTATGAGCGGCATTCGCGGCACACTGAACCTCGCGGTTGCCGCGGAGATGGACTTTGGTGAGGCCGCAAAGATTTCCTCTGGGATCCTGAACGGGTTCCGCCTTGAGGGCGCAAAGGCCACCGAGGTTGCCGACATGCTTGCCGCCGCAGCCAACGCCTCAACGGCTGAGCTGATGGACATTGGCATTGCCGCGCGCCAGTCCACCAGTGCGTTCGCCAAGAACCACCAGACCGTCAGCTCAATGGCGACAGCCCTGGCACTGCTGGCGAATGCCGGCATTCGTGGCTCGATGGCTGGGACCACGCTCAAGGTCATGTTCGAGCGGCTGACAGCGCCGACTGATAAAGCGAAAGCCGCGATGGATAAGCTTGGCGTGAGCGTGTTCGACGCGCACGGTAAGATGCGACCGTTGCGCGACCTCATTATCCAGTTCACGGAAAAGACTAAGAACCTCACCGACGCCGAGGAAGATAAGATACTGCACACGATCTTTGGCACACGTGCCAACCAGGCCGCGTTCCAAATTCTGACACGTGGCGTGCAGCAGTACGACAAAATGCACAAGGCGGTCATGGAGCAGGGCATGGCCCAAAAGCTCGCGCAGGCGCGAATGCAGGAGTGGGCCAGGACCGTTGAGGCACTGAAAAACGCCATCTCCACCTTGGCAATTGAGCTGGGTTTGCAGCTCATTCCCAAGCTCACAAGGATTATTCAGCACATCACCAAGGCGGTGCAGTGGTACTCGCAGCTTCGCGAGGAGCATAAATCACTTGGTGCCAATGTGCTGTTCCTCGCAACCAGCTTTACGCTCCTTGCCGCTGTCGCCGCGAGGATCGTGCAGATTTTTGCACGGCTTTGGCCGGTCTTTTCGTTCCTCGGCCGCGGCATTGGGCTCGTAGGCAGGTTCCTGATCCCACTCATTTTCAATTGGGATAAGTTCCTGCTCATGTTCCCGCGCACAGCAGCGGTGATCTACCGCGTGATCGTGGCGATTCGTGCCCTTGCTGTCGCTATGGGCGTTGCCACGGCGACCACCCCGCTTGGGTGGATCATGGCAATTATCGGTGCCATCATCCTACTTGGGGCAATCATCTACCGGTACCGAAAGCCGATTTGGGACTTCCTCGTCGGCATCTGGCAGGATGCATTACCCGTTATCAAGGCTGCATGGAGCGCAATCGTCAATGCAGTCGTGACCGCGAGTAATGCCATCTGGCAGGCCATTCAGCGCATCTGGCACAGCGGCATTATGCAGGTCATTCGCGATGTCATCATCACGATTGTCAACATCGTGCGGACGTATTGGACGATTCTCATAGAGATCGTCAAGACCGGCGCCATACTTGTCTGGCAGATTTTGAAGACTATCGGCACCCTGTGGTGGGTTGTCTTCAGTACAACGTGGCGGGCGATTATCGCTATTGTGCGCTTTGCGTGGCGGATCATTTCGCCGGTTGTCCGGGCCGGCGCTGAACTCGTCGCCAAGATTATAACCACGTACTTTAAAGCTGTGCGTGAGATCGTGCATGTGGTGTGGACTGCTGTTCGCATTGCGACGGTTGCTGCATGGCAGTTCATTTGGGGAATAATCGGCAACCGCGTCAAGCAAATTTGGGCGATCATTCAGCCTGCGTTCACCCGGATCCTGGCATTCCTCCGCACAATATGGAATGGGGTCCGCAGCGTCTTCTCCGCAGCCTTCAACGCGATTACGCAATTCGTGCGCGTTTGGGTTGGTGGCATGCGCCAAATCATCTCCCGCGCGATGGACTTCTTGCGTCGGGCTTTCCGCGACGGTGGTGAGGGTGCCCGCGCGTGGTTGGTCCGCAAGTTCGAGGAGCTACGAGGCTTTATCCGCAGGCTGCCTGGGTGGTTCGCGGAGGCTGGCCGAGACATCCTGCGCGGTCTGCTGCGTGGTCTCAAGGAGGTCTGGGAGGCCGTCAAGCGGTGGTTCCTGGGAATCCCTGCCTGGATCAAGGCACATAAGGGTCCACTTGAGCTTGACCGCCAGCTCCTTGTCCCTGCCGGTAAGGCCATTATGGGCGGTTTCCTCCGCGGTTTGCGCTCAGGCTCAACGAGTGCCTTGGGGTTTGTCAAAGGCATCGTCGGAAGCGTCTGGGATGTCACCTATTCCCTGTGGAATAAGGCGCAGGGCGTCTGGTCCTCGGTTGGCGGCCTCTTTGGCGGGCGCGGGGGCGCGAATAACCTCAACCGGCGGCTTGGGCAGGCGGTCGCGGCGCAGCGCGGTTGGACCGGCATGCAGTGGAATGCCCTGGACGCGCTCATCCTCTCTGAGTCTGGTTGGAGCAACACCGCTAAGAACCCAACATCCACGGCGTTTGGTATTGGCCAATTCCTTTCCTCAACGCAGCGGGCGTACGGCATCTCTGGTGTGCTTGACCCACTGCGTCAGATTATGGCGACATACCGGTACATTGCCGACCGGTATGGGAACCCGATGAACGCCTGGGCGTTCAAGCGGATCCACAATTTCTATGCCCAGGGCGGTGACATCCTAGAGCACATTGTCGGTCTAGGAATGCGCACCGGCCAGGTCTATCACTTTGGCGAGGCTGGCCCAGAACGTGTTACGCCAATGCACGGTAGGGGCGGGGGCAAAGTTATCAACCAGAACATCATTATCAACACCCAGGAAATTGACCCACGCCGCAATGCGGCCCAGCTCGCTTGGGAATTGCAGGTGACATTCTAATGCCGCCAAGCCTGGACGACTACCAATACCAGTTCGGCGAGTCCGGCGTGGTCCTTGATGCGCAGGGCATGTATGACCTGCTGAGTATTGAGGGTCTTGACATGCCAGAAACGCGCGTCGTGCAGAACGACCGCGATGGTGCGCACGGTGAGTTTATTTACGCACAGTTCCAACGTGGCCGTACTGTGACGATTAATGGTGCCGTCAAGATAGCTGACGACCAGGAGGTCCAGCAGTACATTGACACGCTGAAAGCCAGCTTCCCACCCACCGTTGATGCGCAGCCATTTTACTACAAGCACCCAGGTGTTGTGCAGCGGCTCGTATTTGGTAACTCGCTTGGGTTGCGCCACCGTATTGACGAAACGTGGAACACCAAGTATGTCGAATTCCAGGTCCAAATCATCTGTGAGGATCCAAGAATTTACGAATCGACCACCCTCTCGCAGGGGCCGCTTGAGGTGCCAGTAGCGAGTGGTGGTCTGGATTTCCCCGTGGACTTCCCATTCTCATTTGACACGGTAAGCAGCGGTGGCCCGGTAAGCGTGAACAATGTCGGTAACCGGGAGACGTACCCTATCTACACGTTCGTCGGGCCATTGGTGAATCCAAGAGTCCGAAACGTGACGACAGGCGACGAGCTGAAGATCAACTACAGCTTATCCACCGGACAGATAGCCGAAGCCGTGACTGCGACTCGGACCATTTACATTGACGGTGCCAATCGAACCGATACACGCGACAGCACGGCAAAGCAGTTCCCGTACCTCGTTCCTGGGCTGAACGGCATTCTCTTCGCTGCGGAGAGCGGCACCGGAACGCTAACCGTGGATTTTAGATCGGCTTGGTGGTGATCTATGGCTGAAGTTACACCGGAATACCTGGATGATGGCGGTCCTTACACCGCGCAGAAGTTCCGCCGGCACATGCAGGATTTCCTGAAGGACCAGGGCGGTACCCCATTTACCTCGCTTGACGGCGGCGTGCTCTCTGCCCCAAGTGCAACCACAGGGGACTTAGCCGTCACCCAAAACAGCACCCCCAATATGAGCGTCAACGTAGCCGCCGGTGTCGGCTACGTGCGTGGCACGAGCGTATCGCTCCAGGGCGCGTACCGTTGCTACAACGACGCGACAGTGAACAAGTCGATTACGGCGGCACACGCGACGCTGCCGCGCAAAGATTTGATCGTTGCGCAGGTGCAGGATGACATTCACGATGCGTCCGGCTTCAATCGGTGGATCATATCGGTTGTGGATGGCACGGCTGCTGCCTCGCCTTCGGACCCCACCATTCCTGCATCCAGCATGAAGCTTGCGCGTGTCAACGTTGCGGCTGCTGACACAGCCATTACCAACGCTGAAATCGATGACCTGCGCATTACGGTCGGCCCGGCGCCAATCGCCAGGCCGGCGCTTTCGGCAATTGTCCACACCGCGGAAGATATGTCCAGTACAACCTTCGGCGACCTCGCAACCGCGGGACCGACCGTATCGAACGTGTACCTTGGCGCCGGTCAAAACTGCATTGTATTCGTCTCATACGAGCTGACCGGCGGTATCGCCGGCACCCTGGCCCGGATGAGCTTTCAGGTGACTGGCGCGTCCGGTACCTCAAGCGCCAACGAGGACCGGTCAGCAAAGGTCATGGCCCACACCGATGGTCGATCGACGTGTGAAAAAGTGAGCATCTATACCGCGAGCACCAGCGGCCTGCACACGTTCACGTCCAAATATCGCTCGGGTGCGCCGGTCCTCGTTACGTTCGGTGAGCGGTTCATTACGGTTATCGTTCGGTAGCGTTATGGCGCATTTTGTCCCAGAGTTTACGCCCGACTCGCTGTATACCATCGAGTCGCGCGACAAACTGACAGGCGCGCTCATTACCACCCTGCCATACCAAAACATCCAGTGCGAATTCATGCTGAATAAGCCAGAGGCTCTGCGGTTTGACGTACAACGCAACCACGAAAAGGCGACCCGGCAGAATTTCCTGCCTGGTAAGACTGAGGTATGGCTGTACCGGGGCGACGTGCTCATCTTCGCCGGCCCGTTGTGGCAGGTCACTGGCGGCAGCGAGGAGAACATTCTCCACCTCACGGCAAATGGTCTGCTGAGCTACCTCCAGTATCGGTTCATTGATTACGACCGGCTATTCCTCAGTACCACATCCGGTGGCGGCATCGCGCAATTCCTCATTGAACAGACACAGCTCAAGGGTGGTGGCGACTTGCGCATTACGTACGGCGGCGCAACCACCACAGCGCTTGGGTACCGCGTCCAGGTGCTTCGGCGCGAATACAAGCCGATCCTCGCGCAGATTGAGGAGCTGTCCGACAACGAGGTCACGGGCTTTGACTACCGGATATCGCCCGATCGCGTGTTCGCCGCCACACCCGAATTTGGCCACCTTGTGCCCGGTGCCTTGGAGTGGGGCGTCAACGTCAGCACCTATACGCTCCCAATCTTTGGCAGTACCATCCGAAACAACATTGCCGTGCACGGACCAGGCGAGGGTGAAAGCCAGCTCATCGGCTTGGCCCATAGCACCCCGTCAATCGACACCTACGGGCTCATGGAAGGCACAGAAGATTTCGGCTCCGCCGGCAACCAGTCCCAGGTCAATACTCGGGCGCAGCGTGTTATTGCCGATAGGAAAGACCCACTCTGCACACCTGGGCTGACGATTCACGGCCGACCAACCGACTTCATCGGTCAGTACCTCCCCGGCGATACCACGCGAATTGTCATCAATAACGGCTACGACCAGTATGACAACATCCTACGCATTACTGGCTACCAGCTCACAGTGGGCGCGAATGACCAGGAGGCCATTAACGTCTACATTGACGCTGGTGCAGCAGAAGCGGAGGTCTGATGGCAAATACCATTAAGGACTCCCCACAGAGCGCCGGGGCGTACATTCACAAGCTCTCAGGGCGCCTGCACAAGCTGGAGCAAAGCTCGGCGTCGTATATCGAGGTCCGTACCAGCGACCCGCAAACCGACGTGATCGCCCCTGGGTACATCTGGTTTCGCTCCGACACCAATGCGTTAAAAGTCTGGACTGGTTCGACCACAAAAAGCGTCACGCTCTCGTAAGGGCTGCCCCCTCCCCAACCCCACAGGGCTAGGGAGGGGGCAGCCCGTTATCCGCCCTCGCCAGAATTACGGTTTTCCTTGTACTTTAGATAGCGACTGAGCTTAGTCACGTGGCATCACCTCCAGCCACTCTGTCTGATTTTTCTTGTGGATTAAGTACCAGAGCAGATGTTTCATTGCTGACCTGGCATTACGCTGGCCCTTGACCCATAGTGAGTTTGCGTGGATCAGCTCGTTTGAAATTTGAACTTGAAATTGTGGTATCTGGAAGACGATATCTGTATTGTCTTGTGCCCACAGTTCAACGATCCCAATGACTTTGATCGCATCGATCTCGGTGCTCTTTGGATTGCGGGGGATGTAATGCTCAATGATGCATAAGCTCGCTGCGACGTTATTGAGGTCTTGCATGATGTCTTTTGGGCTGTAGACTGTTTCCCAAGCGTAAATCGTCAGTCGCTCGGGTAAGCATTTACACAGCACAAATCCCGTCGTCGTTCCTGGGTCAATTGCCAGTATCGAGAACCGCTCATTGAACGGGGGCAATTTCCAGTCGAATACGAGTTTAGGGATCATCCTCACTTCCAGAGTACGACTCAAGCTCCAACTCCGCATCTGAGAGCTGGAGCTTTAACACGCGGATTCGGCGTTCAAGGGCTTTCATTCGGTTGTACCTGTGGATGGGTGCGACCGTCTCGATATATAGGTCGTCTGCTGTGAATACGCCAAGTGGGTCTACGTCCTCTTTGAAGAGGACACGCTCGGTGTCTTTCAGCTCGCGCCCAAGGTGCTGGCGCATTAGCTCGCGTTGGAGGTAGACCCACTTGGTTTTGCCGTTCCACTCGACTTTTATCTGCTGGTAGACAGGGCGTCCCTGGTTATAGGCAATACGAATTGCCCCGATCGGAGCTACTGGAGTGGATATGATTCCCACCTCTCTCCGTTGTCAACGAACACGTTGCCAAAGAAGATGCTCCGGTCGTAGGCCATTTTCGGGGCGGGAACATCATCGGTGGTAAGTGCGAACGTGACGTGTGGGTTCCACTTGTACCTGGTACTCAAGGGTAGGCCAGCAGCCTTGATCGTCTTAGCCAGCTCCTTTTGCGCATCAAAGACCCACAGGGGCACCTCGATGCGCGCCACATGCGCAATGCCGTAATCACTCGTCCAGCGCTCGAACTTATCGACAATGCCGCCAAAGGCGTTGGTCTCCTCGGCCCAGGCCGAGACGATCGTTTTGAGCGCTGTTTGCCTCTCTGGTGAGAGCTGATTTTCGGAGAGAAAACACAAGGTCATATGGAGTTTGATCGCATCCATCTTTGCTCGTTTAAGTGCGTGGGCTCCAGGTCCCTCAACCGAGAGACCAACCCATGTTGAGCCGAGAAACGATTTAGCCAAGTTCGCCCCAATTCTGTCCAACCTTCACGTCAACCGGGAAGGGTACCGCGGTCGTAAACTGCTCCGCACTGCGCCGCATCACCGTGGCAAACCGATCAGCAGTGCGGTCGTAAGCGTCCCGATGACATTCCCCAACCAAAGCGTCATGAATACTAATTCGTACTTGATGGGCCTCCTCGACGAGAACACATAGAGCGGATAGGCAAAAATCAGAAAGGGTAGATTGAGGCACAAAAGCCAAACACTCATTGAGGGCATCAATCTTTGCTTTCTCATCGAATTGGAAGACTTCTACAGGCAGTCGGCGTACCCTTCCAAATGTCGTCTGAAGCGTCTCACCTGCCAGTAGCCTCTCCCGCGTGGCCTGCTGCCAGGCGGGGATCTCAGGAGCAAGTCCGAAGAAACGCCGCTGGTAAGCAAAAGCCTCATCATTGGACATTCCCAGGATCTTGGCGTATTTGACACCCTGTTTTCCTCTTCCAAGGATCATTCCATAGAGGGAGTTTCCAGTTATCATGATTTGACCGTCTTGGTGCATCGTCCAAGAGCCCAGCTCTGTCCGCACGCACCAGGCGGGACCACGCCCCTTGTCAGTGATTTGAAGCCTTTGCCCTGTTACGTGGCCCCTTGTTAGGCGCATCCTATCGTGCCAGTTGCCGTTGACGCCCCGCTCCCAA